CGGTGATACCGTCGCCCCTGAGCTGGGCCGCGGCGGAACCGCCCGCCGTGCCGCGTGCAAAGCCGGTCGTGCCGTTTGCGCCGGAGCCGCCGTTTTGCGCAAACCCGTTGGCGCTGGTCCAGTTGGTAAGCGCGGATGCGAATGTGCCGTTTGAAACCTTGGTGGTGTTGATGCCCAGGAGCCTGTTTCTTTGTCCAGTGGAAAGCCTTAATGCCATGTGGTAATCCTCCTTGTCTTTAGATATTTAGAGTGGTTATGTATCTGTAAGCTCCGTCCGGGCGGGTAAACAGCCCCGCACCGGCCCGCGCGGCCCCCGGCGTCAAAGGGAGTGCGCCCCCCTGCGTTAAAAAGTGAAACCTGCCGGCGGTGACGTCCGTGACGGTTCCGCCGCCAAGCCCCGCGCACACGCCATATTGGGTGACCCAGTAGACGCATTTTTTGGGTGCGCCGGAGCCGTCCGCGCCGCAGTGGATAACCCCGGCGGCCTGCGTGCCGAAGAACGCCCCGGCGGAGGCCGCCTCGCGCAGCGTAAAAGACGCCCCGGCGCCGGCCCCGGATTTGGCCGGTTCGATGAAGTACGTTTTTTCCTCTGTGGCGACATAAAGCCCGTCATCGACCGCGGCAAGGAGCGTAAGCGGCCCGTCGAGGCGCAGGTATCCGGCGGTGAGGTCGAACAGCTCGTACCCGAACGGTTCGGAAAACCACACGACGTCGCCGTCCGCCACAAAGATGCGCCCTTTAAAATATTCCATGAGCCGTCCGGCGGGCGCGGGCGATAGCCATCCGGTGGAAAGCGCCGCGCCGGCAGCCGTGCCGCCGCGATAAAATACCTCGGCGTCGGCATTGGGGAGCGTCATGACGCGGTAAAAAACCTCGCCGTTGGGTAGCGTGCAGTACACGTTTATCGCGCTTACGCCGGGGTCCTCCGACGCCCTTACCGACACGCCGAGGCCGCCCCCGTCGGGCAGCTCCGCGTAGGCTGCCGACCCCGCGCCGCTTTCCATTGACGCCGGGGGCCGCGCCCCCGTTGACACGGGGGAGGGCATCCCCGTTGACGCCGTCCGCCCGCCGCCCCTGACGTAGGTCAGCACGGCCGTGTACGCGCCCGGCGGCAGCTCCCCCGGATATTTTGAAAGAACCGGCGCGGGCGGAGGCTCAAGCCCCCAGGAGCGTCTCACCCCCGCCTCCACCACGCCGGTTACGACGCCGTCGCCGTAGTACACGCGTCCGCCAAGGGCGAGGTAGGACATCCGTCTGCCGCCCTCGATACCCTCGTGGAGGGTGACGGACGAAGCTGCGGGTGGCGCGTCCACCGAGTATTCCACGTCAAGCCGTTTAAGCGCTCCGCCCTCCCTGAAGAGGCACAGCGGAGAGCCGGCGACGTTTCCGGCCCAGAGCGAATGCACGTTGCCGGTGTAGATTTTCGCCCGTCCGCTCCTTCTTGAAACGCGGCCCAGCTCGTCAATATCCACGTTTACGGCGGATGCCAGAAAACCCTCGGCGAGAGCGGCGGACGGGCTGACGTTGTCGACCCCGATGAAGCCGGGGGTCGCATCCCCCTTGACGCCGGAGGTCGCACCCACGAAACCCGTCAGGGTTATTAACGCCGGGGGGCGCGTCCTCTTGGACGCCGGGGGGCGCACCCCCTTTGACGCAGTGGGGCGAACCCCCGCCGCTCCCACTACACCACCCCCCTGAAGAATGCTCCGCCGGAGAGCGGGTCGTACTCGGCTCTTACGCGTTCCATCCTGACGTCCTCGATACATTTCAGCCAGAGCTCCAGGTGTTTTTCGGCCCTGTCGGGGTCGTAGGTCTCGGCGTCGGTTTTTTCGTAGGCCCTGGCCAGCACGCCGTCGATGAGTCTGCGGTGGTATCTGCGTCCGACCTCCGGCGCCTCGTCGGTTTTGGAGGCGCTGAGTTCCGAAAGCGGGAGCCGGTAGACGGTGAGTCGCAGCGTGTCGTCGTTGGCCGGCACGGGGAAGAGTCTCAGGCGTCCGCTGTCGGAGTCCGTCACGTAATGCACGGGGGAGCCTTCCATATCCTCCCAGTTGCTGCCGTAACATGCATCGAGGTACTCCATCGTCACGCCCGTAAGGACGCCAAAGCCGCCCTCCAGCGCCGCCCTCTTGATGCCCAGGATGCGGGCATCCAACGCGTAACTCTTTACGCCCTCCCTGACGCCGATGCGGCAGAGGTCCTCCGTGGTGGAGTCAACCATGCAGAGGGTCTCCTGGCAGAGTTTTTCGACCGAGTCGTTTAAGTACTCCACGAGTTCTTCATCCGGCCACAGGTACGGCTCGACCTCGTCGTCGAGTTTGCGTCTGAGAGCGCCGAGTAAATCGCCTAATATCATCGAATACCTCCTTTTTAAACGCCGGGGTGAGACCCCGTTTACTTTAGGGGGCGGGGCCGCGCAAACGGCCCTCGCCCCCCGGTTTTATGTTCGATGCCGCCCTGCTACCCCAAGTCGAGGCACTCCGCGTACACTTCGATTACGGCCGTATCGAGGTCTGCCGAAACGACGAGGTCGATGGTGTCGTCGGCGGCGTAGAGTTTGCCGTCCGCGCCGAAGGCATCCGTTGTTACGGTCTGAGAGAGCGTGCCGGCGGCGGCGTTTAAGTCCACGGAGGCGTCCCATCCGTCGGGGTCCGCGTTGTCGCCCACTGTGGCGGTAGCGGCCGCCCCCTGGGGGGTTACGACCTTCGTGTAGAGCCTTACGACCTTGGTGGCGGCTTTTACGTCCAGGACGCAGACGGTGTCGCCGCTTAATACGTTGTGTCTCGAAAAGTCGAGCTTGTTAGCGAGGCGGTAGAGTCTGTCGATGCCGTCGCAGGGTACGCCTGCCACTCCGGCCGTCAAATCGTGAATCGCCATGTGTGAACCTCCGTTTTTAGATATTTGTTGTTATTGACGTATGGGACGGCGCCCCCCGCCGCCCCCCGTAAACGGGGGGATTAAAGGAGGGGACGAACCCTTTCACCCTTTTTTACCTGTATGCGTAGAGAACGCCCAGGGACGCCGGTTTGAGCACGCTGTAGCCGTAGACCACGAGACCCCTGACGAGGTAGCCGAAGGTTCTTTCGGCGCGCAGGGTTTCGATTTTGGTCATCTGCGCCGCGAAGGTCAGGGCCGCGCGGTGGCCAAATAGTATGTCGTAGGCGGTCTCGCCGGAGTCGGGCGCGGAGGACACGTTGTTGCTCAGGTAGACCATGAACCTGTCGATCATGCCCAGGCGGCCGTTGACCACTATGGATGTATCGCCGCCGGTCATCGAGACGTCCCGCAGGTCGGACTTCTTGATCATGCCGGCCATCCAGGATGGGATGACGACCCAGCGGTCGGTGTCCGGGATGTTCTGCTCGTCCAGAATCGTACCGCAGTCCACGATGTAGTCCACGACGTTGGTCTTGGTTATCTGTACGGGTGAGCCGGTGGCGCCCATGTTGAATCCGGCGGAGACGAGGCCGGCGGCGGCGCCGCGGTTTTTTGAGTCCGCGGAGGACTGAATCGAGCCAAGCACCTCGGCGTCGACGACCACCTTGATCTGCTCGCTTGCGTCCTGGCTCCACTTGCTGAGCAGGTCGTCTTCGGACTGCCACTTGTCGACGTCGTCGCACGTAAAGGCGAAGTACTTGCCCTTGTCGATGAGCAGGTCCACGGCCAGGGATTCGGGCCTCTCGTAGTCGAGCTTCTGTCCCTTTACGTAGTTCTTGACGGATATGTCGGGCAGGGTTCTGATGTAGACCATGTCGCCCATTTCCTTGATATCGCCGTCGAAGTCGGTGTTGGAGATTGCCGTAAGCACCGTGTTTGCGTAGAACTTCTGCTGGAGTTTACCGGACCATATGGCCCCGATGAACTTTGATTGACCCGTACTGGAGTAATCCGGATATCCCGTCACTGTAGGTAACGACATGTTTTAATACCTCCTCATGGTGTGATTTAACGGGCGCTAACGGCCCGTTACACGACCTTCTTTTACGGCCCTGGTTATCCTCTTTTCAATCTCCCCGATCTCCCGAGCGGAGCCTTTGTGTCTGCCCCTTGCCAGCGAGTTGTAGAACGTGCGTATCTGCTCTTCGCTAAAGACCTCCGTGTCGGCGGCTCCGGATGCGGCGGGCGTCGAGCTGTGGGCGGGCGAAACGAGTTTCTCAAGCGCCGCGGCCGCGGCCGTGTGGGCGTGCCGCAGGCCGCCGTTGACGCCGGGGGTCGCACCCCCGTTGGCGCCGGGGGTCGTACCCACGTTGGCGGGGTTTTCGCCGGCCATATCCGGGTTGCTCTTCAGGGCGGATTCGAGTTCGGCCGTACGCTTTCTGAGCACGTCGAGTTCCTTGTTAATCATGGGCATTCCCAAATCGTACGACTGCTTGAGTTCTTCGTACCTGCCCTTCCACACTCCCGGCTCGTCCTGGGAGTTGCGAGCGCCCGTGTCGTTTTCGGACGGCGCGGTCATTGACGGATTGTCTTTTTTGCCCGCGGTTTTTTCGGTCTCGCCGCCGTTGGGCGCTTCCGATGTCTTATTCATCTCTTAATACCTCCTTTGCTTGATATTTCCGGCCGCTGCCGGTTTTTTTTACGTTTGAACGGATGTCCCTGCGTTGAGGCCGTGACGGCTCGGCGGCTGCGTCAAACAGGCGACGCCCCCCGCGTTAAAACCGTTACTCGTTATCCATCGCCCACGCGGGTTTTGCGAATTGCCGGGAGACATCGGGATATTTGCCCCGTCACCCTTATTACATTGCCGCCGCTTACCTTGTATTGCGCCATGTTATCTTCTCCTTATTTCCACATCCTTATAATTACTATCATTAAGCAAACCATGCACACATTACCATCCCTTCGGCTTTTGCTTCTCGTACGCATCGAGCGCCTCGACAAAATTCGTCGTCATGTTGTGAAAATATGTAAGGTCTTCCTTTCGAAATGGGAAACTATACTGCGCATAGTTTTTGCAATCGTCAGTGTACAGTTCGACCGCAACTTTCCCGAAAGGGCATATCGACGTTTTTGTGGCATTGCACCTCCGGTATCGGGATTCCCGTTATTACTCATTACCCACCCGTTGCCTTTGGGGTCAGACCCCTTTAATTTTGTCTCCCCCCGTTTACGGGGGGATTAAGGGGGGTATCCGCAAACTGAGTTTTAGAGGGTGCGACCTGACCCCCCCATCCCCCCCGTAAACGGGGGGGCGCGTGACCCCGCCGCACCGTGCCTAGATTTTCCTTACCGGCAACGAGCCGATAAATGCCTCGATGCTCTCC